CAGGCCCTTGTCTCGGTAAACTACTTGTACCAGTAGCGTTAAAAGCTATAGTACCACTTACAGAATAACCAACATTCGCCATGTCGTTAGCTATTGTAACTTGATAGTCACCACTGGCATTGTCTACTAATCCAGTAGTATTAAATGAATCCACTATGGCTGGTGGATTGACATTTCCAGTAAAATGTACCCATTGTTTACATAACCCTTGTTGCAGATTAGTTGTAGCAGTACCCTCACCTTTTATAGTGATGTTACCAGCATTTATAGTCATATTATTTGCGTTACTTTTACCAGCTATGGTATCGGTATTTGCGTTATCTACTGTTAGTGTTCCTGCCATTTTATTTTCCTAAATTATTGTAAGATTACCTAATACTGTCAAATTTACTGTACCAGAAGTTGATACCTCTAATGGGCCAGCGCAAGATGCATTATCACCAGATGCAATGGTAACACTAGTATTTAAAGTTGACTCATTTACACGAAAGATATCACCTTTACCATTTGTTGCATCACCTCTTGTTGCACCATTTTCACCAATGAAAAATCCAGCACCAGAAGTACCAGCAAACTTTGCATCTGTTACTGCATTGTTCGCTATATCTGCTGTTGCGATTGAACCATCTTCAATTGAACGACTATTTATTTTTCTGATTGCCATGTTTATTCCTTTTTAGTATTTAGGAGTCATCATCATCTTCTCCAGTTACCTCATTAAAATTTTGTGCATCTTGGAAGAATGACGTAGTTTCGTTAAATCCAAAGTTGTCATCTGCATCTGCACTAGATGGTGATGGTGCAACCGTGTATCTTTGTTCTCTCTTAGGTGCATTGACTTGAACATCTGTATACTGGTCAACTTGTACTGACTTAATAACTTTCTGGTCTGTAACTGGGCCATATAGATAAAACTTAGATGTAAATGTAAGAGTATACATTAATACTCTTCTTTCTGTAAAATCACCCTCATAAGAATCTTCGTATGAAACTCCATTTAAAATAATCGGAACATCTCTTGTTGTACCCATTGCAGTATTATCATTTAATGTAATTGTATAATCTGGTTGAAAGAATGGAAGTATTTGTTCAACTATCTGTAACGCATCATCAGAGTTCTTCGCCATCACTACTAAAGAAAAATCCATATTATAAGGAACAGGCATAAATTGTGAACTCATGGTTTTACCATCAGTTGAAGAATTTACTTTTTTTAATTTTTGTATTGAATTAAGTTTTCTAGATGCATCATAAGATATTCCAGATATCTCAAAACCTATTCTTGGTAAAGTAAGTGCAACCTTTTTTGTAAGACTTGCATCTTCTCTTAATCTTGTTAAAAACTTTTGTTTTGGGCCGTATGCAAGTGGAACTTTCATACTTTGTGTTACTTCACCAGAACTATTTGTTCTAACAATATTAATATTATTAAAAATAGTTCCAAAGGCTACTACAACCTTTCGCATTGTTTCATGGTAAAATTGTTGTCCTAACATATTATCCTACTTTCCCTATATCACCGAATGGATTAGATTCTGTAAAATCTAATATCGTGTCATCTTGTTTATCAAAGAAATCATTCATTGCGTTTTCATCAATTGTATCAACAACAAAACTCTCTTGTATTATATAGTCACCATTTTCTAATAACACTTGTCCAGTACCATCTTCAAGTGTTAACTGGTGTTGTAACATATCCAGAGTATTTGCATCTTCAATTGCATCAATCTCTGCAATACCAGTATCCAAATCCTCACCAGAGTATTGAAAGGTTTTACATTTTAATTTAAACGCTGGAATATTGTGTACTTGATAGAAAGGGTCATCATGGTCTACAAAAGATATTTCAAACATTTTCTTTACTTTATCGAAGTAAATTAAATCACCCTCATTTGGTCTTGACTTTACAATTAAATTACTATCAGTAGAAACAAGTTGTTCAAATCTTCTTCTTGATACAACAAAAGTTACATCTTCATTCATTTGTAAACCAAACTTGGACATGATTTCTTTCTCACCCTCATATCCGTCTACATTTTCAAAATACATTTCAACTTGATACGCATCTCCAAACTTAGACAAAACATCTTCACCAAGAAGTTCATCTTCCTTAACTAATGTTCTTGGAATATAAAAAACATCTTGTCCATAAATTTTGAGTTGTTCAATCATCAAATCTTCATAGAGATTTTGTTCAGATTGAGTCCCAGTATTGAAATATACATTTGTTGCCATAACTTATCCCATCATATAATCTGGTGGTAACTCATAAGCAAGTTGTATTTGTTCTTCTAATTTTTCTAGGTCTGCTTGTGCTTCTTCAAAAATCTTTGCACCATTAAGTGTTACTCCACCTAACATTTGTACACCTTCAAACTTAGATAGGTTTGCACCCCATTGTCTTTTGATTAACGCAGTCGCATATCTTTTTAAGAATATATCATCATATATATCTGTCAATGTATTTGGATTTAATTTTCTATATGCTTCAATAATAAGAAATTCACCAGCTGCTAAATCATTTTTCCAATCCATATCTATGTATAAACGATTTTGATGTTGATTGAATCTTATAGGTTTCTCACCAACAAGAATATGGTCAAGAAAATCTAAGTGTTGTCTGGTCATATGATAGTGAATAATTGACTCACTTGAAAAATCATATAAATCATTTAGACGAAGTTGATAACGAATATCAAACATATTAGTCGTATTTTTATCTGTGAAATCAAAAACTTTTATGACTGATACAATTGTGTCTGGGACTGGAATAAAACCTTTCCCCTCTAACCATGTTGCACTTATAGAATTATCTATTTTATCAGTTGCACTTTCAGATGAATTAGTTGCAGCTCTATCTATTTCTGTTTGAGTGATTGCGTGTTTTAGATAAACTCTTTCTACACCATCATAATGATATTGTGCAAAATATTGTAGTGCTTCATCTATTCTATCATCTACTTGGTCATCATCAACATTTATATCAATAACTGGTTTACCTAAACTTCTCAAACAATATTCTTTGAAAGTTGCTTTTGTTGAAGGAATTGCCATGTTGTTCTACCTTGTTACACTAGGATTGACTGTTGCTTGACCCTCAACGACTCTTGTCTTTAGTCCACCACTAGATGTTATGACAACATCATAGACAAAACGACCAGCCTCTAATGCTGCTGTTTGTGTGTCGGTAAGTGTTATTGTAATTGTTCCATCAGATGCACTTGCTACACTTGCAGTAAAACTTACTGAAGTAGATGAGAGATGATTTTTTCTCAACATAGCTGCAACTGAAAACCCAGAGAGATTTATTACTGTTCCAGTAGAATCTTTTGCTGTGATTGTTTTTGAAAAATCAGCGTCTTGGTCAATAAATATATTTTCAATGAGTGCCATTACACAATCCTTTTTAAGTATTTATAAGGAAAATGTGTTTAAGATTAACCAGCAACTTCCATAACAGTTAGTGTTGAAATAGGTACAAATACTGTATTTGCATCAGAAAATGTTTGAAAAGTATTGATATAAATGAAACTTGACCCCTCTACCATACCTTGAACCTTGTAAGTTACAGCAGATGTTGTATTTGGATTGTCAAGTAAAGTCATTGAAACTGGTGTATTTGGAATATTTGAACCACCACCATCAAAGATAGCATGAGCTAGTAGTCTAGCACTATTAGAGGTAGTTGCACCACCTAAAGAACCAGCACTAAAATCTTGTAAATCAAAATCACTAAAAGAACCACTACCTATTTTTCTTACTACTTTAATACCACCTCTTTGATTTGCATTTGCATTTGCACTTACATTAAATGTAATTAAAAATTTACTTGTCGCTGCTGCTGGGGTAAGTGTTGCAGTCAAATTTGTAATATCTACAAAACTAGATGAATTTGAAGTTTCATTACCAAGAAATTTAGCTTGTGCAACTTGAATAATATGTCCAGGCGCATTTAAAACTCTACCAGATGGAATACTGGTATTACCACTACTATCTATAGTTATTGCACTATTACCATTAGCGTGGTCTGCAATTGTTCCAACTTTTAATGTACTCATTTTTTATCCACCTATCTCAAATGCTGTCATTTGTGCAGTCATACCACCAGATAAACCAGTATGAGAATTATTTGAATAAGTTCTTATTGAATAAGAATAAACTTGAGCAGACGTACTGTTTGGACTATCAAGCACATGAAGTGATACTGGTATTCTGTGGTTTCCATTAGTGTCTTGAAAAACTCCAAGACCTTTATCTGCATGACCTAAATTAGTTCCACCAGTAATAACTTCATTTTCTGAAGTTCCACTTGTTATATTTCTATGAATACTAAGTGCAAAATCTCCACCACTTGCAAAATATGGATTACCATTGACTATGACAAAAATCTTACTTGATGTGGAACTAGGTGTAATTGAAACTTGTATACCACCATACTTCCAACTTGCATTTGATGTTCCAGCTTGGTCTGCTGTTACTGGAGTTGCAGTAACTGCTTGAATTATATGACCAGGCGCTGATAAAACTTTTCCAGTCGGTATACTAGCATTACCATTATCTGCAATTGTTATTGCAGAATTACCAGTTTTTGATGCGATTGTTCCTACGTTTAGTGTACTCATTTTTTATCCACCTACCTCTAATAATACTAATGTGTTATCCATGTTATATCCATCAAATATACCACTACTAGAACCACTTCTTTTATGACAAACATTATAATAAATTTCACTTGTTGTATTTGGACTATCTATAAAATTAGCAGATAAAGTTCCAAATACATTTGTAGAATTATGTGCATACGCACTTCCGAATCCTCTATCATCATTAAAAATTTGTGTTCCACTTACTGCACCATTCGCTGTAAAAGCTGCACTATGTCTATAGATATTAGCAGAATAATATTGACCAGAGTTTCCATTATAAAGAATAACAGTACACATAATTAATATTTTACTACTGGTTGAAGTAGGAGTAATAGATTTTCCAAAACCAGTTCCAAGCCAAGTAGCATTTGAACTTGGAGTTACACCAGTTCCAGTTCCTTGTTTAACTCCAACTGCTTGAATTATATGTCCAGGCGCAATAAAAGTTTTACCAGATGGAACTGTGATAGTATTTCCAGTTTGTGAAGTAATCTCATTTACAGATAAAGTACTCATAGTATAACCAATCTCCCAGTATTTGAAATTGTAAGAGTTGTTCCGTTTGCAATTGTAAGTGGGCCAGCGACAGATGCATTATTATTTGCAGCTATATTAACATTACCAGTTGTTGCATTTGTATTTACTCGAAATAAATTATCTCTACCAGATGAATTACCAACTACTGAACCAGCTTTAGATATATAATATCCAGCACCTAATTGTACAGATGAGTCAATTTTTGATTGAGTAATAGAATTGTCTGCAAGGTCTGCTGTTACGATAACACCATCAGCAATCTTTGCAGAAGTAACTGCATCACTAGCTAAATCTGCAGCTGCAATAGTTCCATCTGTAATTGATTTTGTTGTTATCTTTGATAGTGGCATATGTTTATCCTAAATCAATTTCTGGTTTTGTCGGCCATTTGACTAAACTTACTTTGTTATATTTAGTAGGAATATCTCTTAATTCTTGTCTATATTTCATAAACGCTTCAAAGTTATGGACAGAACCAGCTTGTTCTCTTTCTCTGATTACAATCCAATCTGTTTCTTGTAATAAACGATTTCTTTCGTTTCTTATATAGGAAAAATTATTTTCAAAATTCTCTTTATCAATCTTAATTTGATTTTCATCTTCAGCAGTTAAAGGAACTATTTTTCCATCTAATGATTTAATTCTAGTTGTCATTATACCATCACCTTATAAACTGCATATCCATAAGTAGTAAAAGCAGTATCATTTTGTACAGCTATTTGTATTAAATCTAAAATATTATTACTTGCGACAGTAAATGACCCTTGATTTGAATAGTGATAAGTATCATTATGTCTTTTTTCTATACTTTTACTTGCAAATCCTCTTGTGTATCTACCACTTGTGTTACTATTATGAATATCAAATTCCATTGAAGTCATCTCTGAATCATCAGTTCCATCACCTACGTTACCTCCAAAACTTAAATTATCAACATTTAAATCGTGGTGATAAGTGCTTCCATGACTGCTATCGTTTGAATAATTATGATTCATCAAAAAATTATAACTAGCTGAAGTTATTACCGAACCGCCTTGTGAACGAAACCTAAATCTCCAAAGATTGTTACCAGCAGCACTATTACACTTTACCCCTCTTACTATTACTTTAAGAGATAAAAAATCATTAGTGGTTGGTAGTGATATTTCAAGGGCAGTTAAACCAGTTTGAGTTGCTGTAGAACTTGAAACCAGTTGCATCGCCCCAGCACCACTAACAGTACCAGTAAATGCAAAGGTATCTGCGAGGTTTATTGATTCTGATTGTATTTTACTTAACGCCATTTTATTTCCTTATGATGGTTCATTGGGCCATGCAAATCCAACTGCATCCACACTATCATATACTTTAGTTATATCTCTTAATTCTTGTCTATACTCTTTCCACTTCTTTTTTTGAGTCGAAGTTACAGCTGCATCAACTAGTTGTGTCCAATCTGAATTAATTAATTTTGCATCTCTTTGAGCTCTTAGTAATTGTAATTTTTCTTCTTTAGTCATATTACTCTCTATGTTTTAATAACATACAATACAGCTGCGTTTACTGGTCTTGTTTCATCACCAGTTCTAGGTGTTCCTTGAGAATTTATCTCTTGTGGTGCAGTAGTATTGAAATTGTATGTTGTACCATATGCATTGTTACCAATCGCATATGAAGAATAAGTTTGATAACTAGTACCAGGCGACATAATTGTTTGGTGTTTATGGTCTTGCATTTGGTCATTTTCAATTGTACCAACAGCTGGTGCAGAGAAGTCTGTACCTTTAGCCATATTTGCTGTTCCGTGAGTACCAGTACCTCTGAGGAACATAGCTCTTAAATCTGGAACATTAAATGTAGATGACCCATCACCAGAACCCCATGTCGTACCTATTGCAGTATATAATGTAGAATATGTACTTCTTGATACTGCAGCTCCATCACAAGATAGATATCCAGTTGGTGCAGAGGTACTTCCAAAAGGTAAAATAATTCCAGCAGGAACACCAAGAGTTTGAGCGAAACTAGCTTGTACTTTACCAGCGGTAATAGAACCATTCTGTATTTGTGCATCTCCTACTGAACCATCAGAAGGTGAAGTTGTAATCTGTGCAAAACCTTTATATATCACATAGAAACTTACACCATTTGCTGGTGCTTGTGTCATTGTTAAATTTAATCCAGAAGCAGAATATGCTTCAGTAGGTTCTTGTCTAACATTACCTACAAACACTTCAAGGTCGTTTGCATTATTTACTCTATTACTTAGAGTAAATGAAGTTGTTGAACCATTTGCAGTAAACGTCTGTTTATTGAAAATTGATGCAAATCCTTGTGCTGGTGTTGTTCCTATAAATGGCATTGTCTAACCTTTCGGATATTTATCTTTAATAGCTTTGATTGTTTTTTTCCAACCCTCCACGCCATTGTGATATAAGTCATCTAGTTGTTCTTCTATAGATGGATAGGCTTTTGCTCTATCTCTTTGATATTTATTTGCATCATATTCTGATAAGAGTTCTTTTTCTTTTGCTAAAATATCTTTTTCAGCTATTGGTTTTGTACCATCATGCCAATCTATTTGTTTTACATCATTAGCACTTACAGAAACTTGTGCGTTTGGATTAATTTTAAGTATTGATTTTATTATTGAATCTTGCATAATTTATCCTGCTATCTCGAATGCTGTTATCGTAGAAAATGAACCACCGCCACCATTGTTTATTCTTCCAACATTAGAACCACTTCCTATTCTAAAATATATTTGATAGGTGGTTGCAGAAGTTGTTGATGGTGAATCTAAAATTTGCAATGTTGCATGAGAGTATTGATAACTACTTCCACTAAATAAATTTCCAAAGCCATTAGTTACACCAGCTAAATTTGTTGAACCTCTATATATGGTTGGATAAAAGGAAACAGTACCAGTTGGACTTCCATAAGATAAACTAGCAGTTACAAATATTTTACTTGATGTAGATGCTGGAGTTATAGTTACTGCTAATGTATTTGAAGCAGTTACAAATGATGATGATGCAGTTGTTCTCTCTGTACTATCTGTAGCAGTTATTACTTGTAAAACTGAACCACTTGGTAATTTTGCACTTGTAATAGCATCATCTGCAAGTTTTGCTGTAGTTATTGCGTTATTTTGTAATTTATTTGTTGTTATTGTTCCATCAGCAGGAGTACCAACTGGGTCAGTATTTCCTAGTATTAAAATAAAGTCAATCACATCTGAAGAAGTTAATGCAGAGTCAAATGTAATCGTAGAACCAGTAACTGTGTATGCATCTTGAGGTGCTTGTATAACACCATTTAAAGATACTATCATATTATTTGCTGATGCTGGATTTACTGAACCACCATTTACTTGCAAAGTATAACTTGCAGTTGCAGAGGTTGTAATCGCATCACATTTTAAATATGCACCACGAGTGGGTTGACTTCCAATAAAAGGCATTTATTAATCCTATGTTATTTGCATCAATCCTAAAACTGCATCTAACGAACTTGCAGTTCCAGCTTGAATTTTCAATATATCACTTGCTTCTAAAACATATTTCTGACCAGCGAAAACCTCTAATGTTGTATTTGCTGGTATACTGACTTCGTTGAGTAACTTTCGTACTGCACTACTATCAGATGTATCTACAAAATCAACCGTTGCTGTGACAGCTGCATCCGTCTTATTTGTAATCGCAAGTCCTAATATAATTGCAGTTGTACTTGCTGGACAAGTATATAATGTTGCCATAGCAGCATGATTTACGTTTGCGAGTGAAGCGTTTTTAAAAGTGTTTGCCATATTCCTATCCTAAAGCGATTGCTAATGCAGTTGCATCATCAGCTGGGTCAAATGATAATTTAGTTACAGATATACTTCCATCTGCAACAGTATTTAGTGTGTTTGCGAGTGAAAGTTGATATACTTGAATGTTATTAGTACCACTAGGTGGTGCAGAAGTAAAAGTAATAGTTGACCCAGAAACCGTATATGCAAGACCACTACCCAATCTTTGATAAACATTATCAACGAAAACTATAAAGTTTGAAGCAGCAGAACTTGATGGTGTATCAGATAATGTAAACGCAGTTGTTGAAGCATCACCACTAAATGTTTGCAATTTTGGAGATAAACTTGTTCCACTTGGTGGAACTGATAATTGAGTTCTTCCAAGATATACAATAAAAATTCTATCACCATTCGCTGGTACAGATGCAAAAGTGATTTTAGGTTGTGATGCATCTAATGAAACATTAAATGCAAAGTTTGGTTCTTGTAATACACCCTCTAAACTTACCATTAATTGTGCAGCTTGAGCTACTGGAAAGTCTAAATTAAATGTTGTATTAGACCCATCTCCAGTAATTACTTGTTTGTCAAATGTACCCCCAGTTGGTTCAACTCCGATATAACTCATATTAACTTCCTAATTTAGGCCAATCTTCATTCATAACTGCTCTTGTTTTTAATGACCCATCACTATTTAATGTATCTTGAAAAAGTTTCTTAAACGCAGTAAGTGTCTTTGCAGCTGAGATTGCAGTTTCTATTTTTCCTAGTTGTGTAAGTATTGCAGTTCTGTATGTTTTTACATTATCTGGAATGTCTACATCTCTCTCTGCTTTACGAATCACATACCAATCCGTTTCTTGAAGTAAATTATTTGCAGTATTTTTAGATGTTTCTAAGTATTGATTTTTAAGACCAATTGTAATTATTTGATTACCATCTTCATCTAATAATGGTTTCTTATCTTCATCAACTTCTTTTTTATCTGTGAGACTTTTTGCATTACCCTTTGACCAATAAAATCTTTCATCAAAAGAGTTATCTACCTCTTTTTCAAAAGTTAGTCCAACTGATTTTTTATAATCATCAGACCAAATACCCCAGTTTGATGGATGCACAAC